GTCCTCAGGTGATACATACTTTGTTATTCTTGAAATGATTAAATCCTACGCATCGTAATATGCCAAGCAAATCTAGAGCTCAGCACAACTTAATGGATGCTGTGGCACACAATCCTAAGTTTGCAAAGAAGGTTAATATACCGCAGTCTGTAGGTAAGGAGTTTGTTAGAGCCGACAAAATGCAAGATGGCGGAGTAGTTAAATCTTTGAAAAAGGCAGGTTTTTACGAAGAAGGAAAAAGTAAATCAGAGCGTTTAAAGATTGTTAATAACACAACAACTAAACCACAGAGGTTGGAGATGGTTGATAAATTATTTTTAGCTAAGAAGATGAAAGAGGGTGGATTGTATGCCAATATCAATGCGAAGCGTAAAAGAATTGAAGCAGGTAGTGGAGAGCGCATGCGTAAGGTTGGGAGTAAAGACGCTCCAACTAAGCAAGACTTTATACAATCCGCTAAAACAGCTAAGAAAAAAGATGGTGGCAATGTCTCTTTGGCTGTTGGGCGTGGTGAAAAACTTTCGACAAAGGAAGGGGCAGGGTTAACTGCTAAAGGTCGTGCAAAGTACAACCGTGAGACAGGTAGTCATTTAAAAGCTCCACAGCCACAAGGTGGAGCAAGAAAAGATTCTTTTTGTGCAAGAATGGCAGGCGTTGTAGAGAATGCAAAGGGTGATGCTCCAAGAGCAAAGGCATCATTAAAAAGATGGAAGTGTCCGAATTGGTAAGGGATAAGAATGAGCACAAGTGGCACAGTCAGCACAACAGTAATAACTGTTCAGAATCTAATTGATAGTGGAGCTCGTCGTGCAGGAAAGCTTGCTGAGGAGTTAACATCTGAACAGGTAATGGCTTCTAAACAAAGCCTTTATTATGTGCTGTCCAATTTAACGAATATTGGCATTAACTATTGGGCTATCCAAAAGAATGTTATTGGGTTATATCCTGACCAATATCAATACACTTTGCCTGTAGGTACAAATGACGTTCTAAACGCCAATTATCGTACTGTAACGATTAATACGCAGGGCGCAAACGCATCCTCAGGAACTGTTGCAAACGCCTTTGATGGGATATATACCAACATATGTCAGTTAACGACTAATACAGGGTATATTGCCATTAATAACGGCACTAATAGTCCCATTTACATGACTACAGTAGGTATATTGCCTGCTATGACAGGAACTGTAAACTATTCTATACAGTCTTCTCAAGATAACAGTACATGGACGACTGTCTTAACGCCAACAACTACAAGTTGGGTAGCAGGTACATGGATTTATAACGACCTTGACCCATCCGCATCTGCCCCTTATTGGCGAGTAAAACAAGCGTCAGGGTCGAATATGGGCGTTTATCAGGTAATCTTTGGCTCAAATCCGACAGAAATACCATTGGCTCGTATGAATCGTGATGATTATACGAATTTGCCGAACAAGAACTTCCTAAACAACTATCCACTGCAGTATTGGTTGAATCGGACGATTCCACAGCCAACCATGACTCTTTGGCCCACACCTAATATTTATTCACCACAAATTGTAGCGTGGTGCTCAAGGTATATCCAAGATGTAGGAGCGTTATCAGGCTCATTAGAGATACCACAGAGGTGGTATTTAGCTGTGCAGAATATGTTGGCACACCAAATGGCTATGGAGCTCCCACAGGTTGACCCAACTCGTATTGCGTACTGTGAACAACAAGCGGAAAAATACTTAAAAATTGCTGAAGAAGAAGAAAGAGATAAGTCACCGATTTATTTTGCTCCGAATATTTCTCCATACACGAGGTAAACCATGTCGATGTGGTTAGATACTCGTGGCAATACAGTTTTAAATATTGCAATATGTGACCGTTGTAAGATGAAACGTGCTTACTCTGATATTTCTGATGACGGAAATATTCGTGGATTAAGAGTATGTAACCAAGGCTGTAGTGATGAGCGTGACCCATATCGATTACCTGCAAGACCAACGGAGAAGATTTCTGTGCGCTTTCCAAGACCTGATGCGGATATTGCTGAAAAGCAAGATACAATAACAACTGACCCTAATATCGTGAATAATATTAGTCAGAATCCTTCAACGCCTATTACTGCAGGGGAATATGGAATTGCACCTGAAACTTCTGAAGATGATTTAGATGGAAACCTAGATTCATTATCCCCATAAATATATGAACATTAGAATATCGCAACTCCCTCAAGCCCCCTCCTCTATTACAGGTTCAGAACTTGTCCCTATTGTGCAGAATGGACAGACAGTACAGACAACTGTAGGTGCTATTGCTAACAGTCCTACACAGCAACAGACTTTCTTAACAACTAATCAAGAAGCCACTCTACCAAATAGCCGTCGAATTGCAGGCGGATTAGGGATTGGCGTTACTGATGGTGGAGCTCAAGGGCAACTATCCGTAGCATTGAATGCAGTCTCTGCAAGCTTAGAAAACGCCTCAAGTGGCATTATTATCAAGACTTCAACTAATACGATTGTCAATCGAAGTATTGCTGTTTCAGGCTCAGGAATAGCCGTAACGAATGCGAATGGCTTAGCAGGTAACCCAACCCTAGCATTATCAGGATTACCTTCAGTATTGGCAGGCATATCAGGTACAGGGTTCTTAGTAACTGCAGGTGGCTCGACAATTGGTACAGCAACGATTGTTGGTACAGCGAGTCAAATTACTGTTGTCGGTGGGAATGGCTCATCAACACCAACTATATCAATTGCAGATAATGCGATTATCTACGGTACAGGCTCTATAACGATTCCAAATGGAACAACAGGTCAACGGACAGGTTCTTTTGGTGCAGTGCGGTATAACACAAGTTTAGGTACTTTTGAGGGCTTTATTGCTACAGGTTGGCAACAGTTTGCTTTATCAGGTGGGGTAACGTCTTTTCAAACATCCTTATCAGGATTAACGCCTAGTTCATCTACCACAGGGGTAGTAACACTTGCAGGTACTTTAGGGATTAGTTCAGGCGGAACAGGTCAAACTACTGCCAATCTTGCGTTTAATGCGCTCGCTCCGAGCCAAACAGGTAATTCAGGCAGGTATCTAACAACTGATGGTGTAGATACATCATGGGCTGTCAATCCTTTAGGAACGGTTACGAGTGTCGCCGCGGTTGCTAGTACAGGAATTAGTGTTACAGGAAGTCCAATTACGACAAGCGGTACGCTGACAATAACTAACACCGCTCCTGACCAAACTGTTGTATTGACCGCAGGTACAGGAATATCTACTAGCGGTACATATCCTAACTTTACGATTACTAATACAAGCCCATCAAGTGGTGGTACTGTAACAAGTGTTACAGGTACTAGCCCTGTAGTCTCTAGTGGTGGTAATACTCCTGCTATATCAATGCCTGCTGCGACTACTTCAGTAAACGGTTATCTAACTTCGACTGATTGGACAACATTTAATAATAAGCAAGTAGCTTTAGTAAGTGGTACAAACATTAAAACTGTTAGTGGTACGACATTACTTGGCTCAGGTGATTTAGGCACAATAGGTATAGCTTATGGTGGGACAGGACAGATAACAGCGAACGCAGCGTTTAACGCATTAGTACCAAGTCAGACAGGCAATACAGGTAAATATCTAACAACGAATGGTACGGATACTTCTTGGGCTACAAACCCATTGGGTACAGTAACAAGTGTAAGTGGTGCAGGGACAGTAAATGGCTTAACCCTTACAGGAACAGTAACAACATCAGGGAGTTTAACTCTTGGTGGAACACTTGATTTATCGTCACCTCCTATCATTGGTGGTACAGCACCAAACGTAGGTAATTTTACGACTGTAACAGCAACAACAGGTATTTTTGGTGGTGGATTTTAACAGGTTATTGATATAATGGACAAAAGGAATTAATCATGGCACAAAGCGGATACACCCCTATACTTATTTACGCAAGCGGAACGGCTACTAATGTACCGTTAGCTGCTAATATGACGAGCACTGCAACAGGAGCTGAGTTAGCTATTAACTATGCCGACGGTAAACTTTACTATAAAAATAGCTCTAATGTGGTTACTCTACTCGCCTCTACTTCAGGCGCATCAGGTGATGTAGTCGGGCCTGCAAGTGCTACAGATAACGCCTTAGCAAGGTTTGATTTAACGACAGGCAAGCTAATACAGAACTCAGTTGGTATATTAAGCGATGCAGGTATTCTGACAGGCTTGACAGGTTTGACATCATCAGGCCCTATTACATTATCTAGTCTAACAAGTGGTCGAGTAACATACGCTGGTGCTAGTGGATTATTAAGTGATAGTGCTAATTTAAAATTTGACGGAACTAATTTAGGTATTGGTGGAACTATTAGTTCTTGGAATACTTTTACTGGCTCTTTACAAATTGATGGTGCTTCTTTAAGTGGTCTTGGTGCTAATAATACTGCTTTAGCAAGTAATGCTTATTATCAAAGTGCGTGGAAATATTATGGTACAGGAAGTGCTGCTTTATATCAACAAAATGCTGGACAACATACTTGGCAATATGCAGGAGCAGGAACGGCTGGAAATGCAATAACTTTTTCTACAGCAATGTTAATAAATGGTTCTGGTCAAGTTGGTATAGGTACTAGTAGTCCTAGTGACTTACTTACTGTTCAGGGAACAATTCGTACAACTGATGGAACAAACTATGCACAGTTTGCTAACAACTTTTTGCGAACATATGCAAGTGGAACATTCTATTTTGATGAAGCAGTAGTAGGTCAATCATTTGTATGGCGAACATCGTCTGCATCATCTTTAGATACAACTGCATTAACTCTTACATCATCAGGCAACCTAGGTCTTGGAGTTACTCCTAGTGCTTGGAGTGGCGGTTTACTTGGTTTGCAAGTTAAAGACGGCACAATGTTGGCTTATGCTGGTACTAGTGGTTATATCGGAGCTAATGCATATTACAGCACATCTGGCGGTACTGGATTTAAATATTATGGTACAGGTGTTGCATCGCTTTATGCTCAAGAAAGTGGAATACACAAGTTTTTTAATGCACCATCAGGCACAGCAGGAAATGCAATAACTTTTACCCAAGCAATGACACTAGATGCTAGTGGGCGACTCGGTATAGGTACTAGTAGTCCTAGTAGTTTATTGCATTTATCGTCATCAAGTAGTACTGGACAAACAATTACATCAGTTGGTACAAATGTATATTCAAGTGTTTCTTTTTTTAATACAACAACAGGTTACGGATACGATATAGGTTTTGGTGGAAGTGCATCTGTAGCACCAAATAGTTTTTACATATATGGTGGAAGTTCCACTGGTGTAAAACTAGTAGTAGACGCTAGTGGTAATGTAGGTATAGGTACTAGTAGTCCTAATGTTATTGCATCAGGTCAAACTCATTTAGATGTTCGTAGTTCAAGTTTTGGTTTTGTTGAAATAGGCACAACAGCCACAGCCACAAGTTCGGAAGTAGGCTATTTAGAGTTTATGAATGGCAATAATGTTCGTCTTGCAACTGTCTTTGGTGGTGCAGACGGAGCATCTAATAAAGGTTATTTAGGTTTCCAGACTGCTATTGGTGGTTCATTTACAGAACGGATGCGTATAGACTCTAGTGGTAATTTATTAGTGGGTAGTACAAGTAATGCATTTTCTTCACGATTAGTTGTACAAGGTACTGCAGGTACTAATACTCCCGATGTAACTATTGGCATTCCTGTTAATGCCGCTGGCAATACTTGTCTTACTATTGCTCGTTCTGCGGCTACTAGTGGCTACATTCAGTTAGAAACATTTCAAGCAGGTGTTACTGGTTGTAACCTTGTAATTAATGCTGCAAATGCAGGTAATGTATTAGTGGGAACGACAGGAAATACATTTGGGGCAAAGCTGGTTGTGGTTCCAGCATACGCCCAAACTGGCGCTTCATTTGAAGCAAGTAATTCAAATTATCCGGGTATAGCTACATGGAACAATCAAGGTAATTACCCAGCCAAACAGATTGCCTTCCATATAGGTACAAGTTCGCCCACTGAAGTTGGTACTATTACTTCCACGGCAAGTACAACGTCATACAATACTTCATCTGACTACCGACTAAAAGAAAACATTACGCCTATGACAGGTGCATTGGCTAAAGTCGCACAATTAAAACCAGTAACTTATAAATGGAAAGCAGATGGCTCTGATGGACAAGGGTTTATTGCCCATGAACTACAAGCCGTTATACCTGATTGCGTGACAGGTAAAAAAGATGCTGTTGACGAAAATGGCAAACCTAAATATCAGGGTGTAGACACATCATTTTTAGTAGCAACACTTGTTTCAGCAATCCAAGAACAACAAGCATTAATAGAATCATTAACAACCCGACTAACAGCATTGGAGAATAAATAATGGCAAACGTATACACATGGACTATCACAGCAATGGACTGCTCTACAACAGAGACTAATCCTGATACTGTAATCACAGCACATTGGACTTGTGCAGGAACAGATGGCACTTATAACGCCTCTGTCTACTCTACTTGTTCATTCCCACAACCTGAAGGCACATTCACACCTTATGCAGACTTAACGCAAGAACAAGTCCTAGGATGGTGTTGGGCTAACGGTGTAGATAAGGACGCAACAGAAGCGGCTGTAGGAAATCAGTTGGCTAACTTAGTCAACCCTCCTGTAGTTACTCCACCGCTACCTTGGAGCGCATAGATTTTTAAACCGTAGTACAACCTAGGAGAATGAAATGAGTGAAAACACGAAAAAAACTCAAATCACGATTGACGATGTA